AACCAGGCTCGTTTTCTTCTGACCCGGTGATTTGGTCTTTTGGTGGGGCGGGTGCATCGGCCCTCGAATCAACATCGTCTTCGTCGGGTTCGTCTTTATCGTCGTAGTAGTCATTTCGTTCGCCACCCGGCTCCATGTCCTCAGCGATAGACACCGCAACCATCTGATCGATGGCATCTTGCTTTGATGTGTGGCAGCCGATGACCTCTCCGTCTTCCTTTTCGACGGCCCAGCCTGAGCAGTCGGGGTTGGAGTCGGAAATGAAGTACGGCATCAGAGAGTCGTGATTGCTACTTGAACTGTTGGAGTGCTCGCTTCGGAAATAGCCCACAAATCCGCACCGGGCGGCAACACAAACGGAATATCCAACCCGTCAGGAATGTGAATCCCGTTCAACGCAGTACCCAACGAAGCATCACCGACGAAGATGTCATCATTGCCTTGATGGTTGTGTGCGTGCACGACCACATGCTGCGGGTTTGCCGACGCAGCAACAATCTTGATCGCAGTCCCGCTGTTGCACACATAACTGGCAGCTGTAAATGGCATCAATCACCTCTCAGAGCATCAACAATACTTGCAAGTCGTCCTCTTCGGCGACGAACGTGATATCACCCACAGCGGACGCATTCACACTCGCCACAATCGGTGTGCAATACGCAAGCACCGTCTTCGCTGGCACCACCACAATCTCAGGAACAAGTTCAACGACAGGCTCAACCTTCTTCGGTCGCGGCCTGCGTTGCCGATACGGCTGACCACCAACAAACTGCTGCGGTTGCGGCGGAGTCGGCTGCGGCGTCACCGTCCCAGTCGCCGAAGCATCCAAACCGCCCAGATTCGCCGTCATCGTCCCGAGTGGTGTCACAACACCATCCGCCGTCGCTGACGCGCCTCCGAGCCCCGCAGACGCCTCTCCAGCGATTCTGACAACACCAACCGCCACCGCCACCAACCCACCCAGCGACGAAACAGCCGAACCCGACACCGTGACATCACCAGACGCGCTCGCCATCAACCCACCGAGCGGAGCATCAGCCGATGCCGGAGCCGTCACCGTACCAATCCCCGATGCGACAATCCCACCCAACGACGCATCACCAGATGCAAACTTCGTGACTACGGCAGCAGCACCCGCAACAATGTCACCAAGCGTCGATGAGGCAGACGCAATCTTGACGACTGTGCCCGTCGCCGTTGCGGTCGCAGAACCAAGCGATGCTGACGCAGTCCCGTTCAGCGGGAAGTTCGGGCCGTCAAGCCCGACGGTTGCATCGTCGAGTTCGCTGGTGTCTAGTGTGAAGCGGCTCGTCGCCACGTCACACCTACGATGCGAGCGTCAATGAGATGGTGAGCGACCCTGACGAGATCGTGAACGTGTCACCGGCGTTGTAGGCGTTCGCGGTGATGGTTCCCGAGAAGAGGAAGTTTCCTGCTGTTTCGTTGTCCCAAGCGGTGAAGTGTGTTGCATCTTGCGAGCCGGCGATGTTCGTCCAGGTGATTGCGGCATCAGATGCGATCGCGCCCGTCGAAGCGGCTGCGAACGATGCCGCTTTGCGTGTCGTCTCAGTTGCCGCGTTTGATGTGCCGTTCGCACCCGGATCACCGACATGCAGTTTGACATACACGGTCGTCACCGCAAAAGAAGTATTGTTGCCGACCGCATCAAGCCATGCGTTCCCGAGATACGAAGAGATGCCCGTTGCCATTAGTCCTCAACCCTTTCCACGATTTCGGTGATGCGACCATCCTCGCCACGAACCACCTGACGCACCACGGTGCGCTGTTCTGGGACGTTGACGTTGACGACAGTTTCTGGCAGGTTGACGACGGGTGGCTCGACATGCACCGAAGGCGGTGCGACATGAATGATTTGCTCGGGCATGTTGAGGTTGAGTTCGCGTGTGCCTGCATCGTAGACGGTTGCGGGTGCGACAGGGTTGATGGCCGACACCGGTTGGAGTGCCGCAGTCGGGACACCAGTGTGCTCAATCTCAGGCATATCAAGAGCTGCGAGCACCGCAGCAGGCTGGAAACCTGACGCAATCAATCGCTGTGCGATTGCCGACTTGCGGTCGAGGTCGGCGAGGTTGGCTGCGGTGATGTCAATGTTGGTGAGCGGTACGCGGTAGACGTCGCCACCTTCGATTGGTGACATGTCTTCGTAGCGTCGCACGTCATTGACCGAGAGGTAGCCGTTGGCGAGACCTGATTGGTATGAGGCGTTGCGTGCGGCGATGTCGCCACGCAGAAGTCCTGCGGTGGTGAATCGGATGAACGCACGACCGGCGAGCAGGACGCTGTATTCGGATTCAATCTTCGACAGATACGGCGTGAGCGTGTGTTGCAAGAAATGCAACTGGTTCGCTTCGACAGATGCGTAGCTCATCGCACCCGGCGTCGTCACACCAATCATCGACGGCGGTACACGGAAGATGCGAGCAATCTCCTCGACTGCAAACATTCTTGATTCCAAGAACTGCGACTCGTTCGGATCAACACCCGTCTTCTGGAACGTCGCCCCACCGAACAGGATGCCTGGGCGATGCGAACGACGCAAACCCTTGTGGCCATCCTCAAACGCATCAACAAGATTCTTCGCCTGCTCACGCGACAGGTTGCCGGGGAACTGAATGATGCCCGTCGTCGATGAGCCTTGTCCGAAGAAGCGTGCAGCGAACTCTTCCAACGCACGAGACAAACCAAGATTCTCTTTCACCAAGTCGATGCGTGACTTGCCACGCAACTCACCCGGCAGCACCAAGTCCTTGATGTGAATCATGTCGACGTCTTCGATGCGGTCCTTGGCGTCGTAGACGTAGAACAGGCGGCCTGCTGCATCGCGTCGCACTTCGACACGTTGCGGATTCAACACCGACAAGGCGAGCACTTCGCCTTCCTCGTCACGGATGATGCGAGTGAAACTGTTGCCGTTCAACAGCAGTGAGACGAGCACCTGCTGGAAGTGGTCGTCCTTCGTGACACCGATGTCGGGTGCATCAAGCCATGCTGGTCGTGGCCGGTACTGAAGTCGCACACCCTCTTGTCGGATGTACGAATCAACCGGGAGGCTGGCAATCGTGTCGGCAATGAGACGCACGCACGAATACACCGACCCAATCTTGAGTGAATCTTCCTGCGTGACGTACACGCCCGAGTTGGTCGTGAACGTGTAGCCGTCGCCGAGCGCGAACAGCGACTGGAACGAAATCGCACGCTCCTCGTCACGCTGCTGACGGTTCGGAACCAGACGGTCGAAAATCACTTCTTATCGTCCTTCGCAACACTGCGAGACAACGCGAACGCCGCACCGAGGCAAGCGATACCGAACACCATCGCCCCGAGGGCTGGTGACACGAGGAAGCCCGCTGCCACTAGGGCAACGATTCCGAGAAGTTCTAGCACAACGACGACCATCCTGACCTCCTAGGTTAGACGAACAATCGTAGTCACACCACGAAGAAACCTGGTGTCGGCTCCTCAACCTGTGTCGTAGTCGCCCGATCCGTAGCCATCGCCAACGCAATCACAGCGTCAATCTTCCGCTTCGACTTACCCTTGCTCAACGTCCACCCACTGTCCTTGACACGTTGCGCAGCCGACAACACCTGGTCGGAGAATATCGGATTGCCGTCATGAACGAGTTTCTGATTCACGATCAACTCGTACAGATTGCCGCACGCTGGAATCATGCGTTGCGGACTCTGAGGATATTCAGTCATTGGGAATCCATCCTCGGCCAGGGCTTCAGCGGTGCGCATGAAGAACGCCGGGTCGAACGCAATCTCCTGAATGTCGTACTGCTGGGCAATCTCACGCAGATAGGACTCGACGGCGGCCACATCGAGCACGCCACCTTCAGGCAACCAAATCTTCGCCCTCGCAACGATGCGACCCTCGACATGTTGAACGAGCACCACGGCGGTCGTGTCACGCTTCAACGCCATGTCAACACCAACCCACGTCGCAGCACCCGGCTGCAACTCCACACTCGCATCACGACATAACTCCCACGCACCCTGCGGCAACCACGAATCCTCAGCCGTTCTGACCCACTGATTGAATCTGTATCTACGCACAGAAATCTCCGATGTCTGACGCACCGCAATCTCCATGTCCTCCATGTCCAACAAACCCTCAGCGAGATTCGGATTCGCCTGCAACCACGCATCACGATCATTCAAGTCACAACCATCAGGAGCTTCCCACCACCAGAACCCGAACTGCTCATCCTCAAGTTCGCCGCGACACACCTTCTGGCCGTAGGCATACAGCGTTCCGCAGATGCTCGACAGGTCGTAGCCGGCAGTCGTGATGGCAACGATTTGCGGGTCGCGCCTCGCACCAGAACCGAGCGTCAACGCATCCCACAGTTCGGAGTTCGGCTGCACATGCAACTCATCGAAGATGACCGTCGACGGGTTCAAGCCCTGCTGAAGTTTCGCGTCACTCGACAACACCCGGTAGATGCTGTGCGTCGACGGCACCTCAATCGCATCCCGATACACCTTGCAAATCCCACTCAACGCAGGTGACTGCTGCACCTGCCACTTCGCCTCATCGAACACCACACGCGCCTGGCGTCTGTCGCCAGCGGCTGAATACACCTCAGCACCATGCTCACCCTCGATCAACCCATACAGCGCAATCAGCGAACCCAGCAACGACTTCCCGTTCTTACGACCCAACCCAATCAGACTGCGCCGATACCGCAACAACCCATCCGGCCTGCGCTCATACAGACTCTGAATCAACTGCTGCTGCCAAGCAGTCAACTCAAACGGCTGACCCGCACGAATCCCTTTGGATACATGCATGAACGTCGACGCAAAGTCAACGACACGCTGACCATCAGACTGCTGGAACTTCCTCGGCGTCGACCACCTTGGCGTTGCGACGACGGAACTGATCGAGCTCATTGGCAACCCTTATCTCGGCGAGACCGAGACGAGCCCGGTCAGACGGTGTGAACCCCAACAACGATAGCCAAGCCGTAATCTGCGCATTCAGTTCAGTCTTCTGCTTGATGAGCGGATGCGTAACCATCTGCCCGTTCGCCGTCTCATAGAACCAGCGTGACACATCCGTACCAAGCCACGCCTCAATCCGCGCCACCTGCTCACACGCCAAACACAACCGCTCGATGAGAGCTGCGTCATGCTTCTCGCTCAGATGCCTGCGACCCGCATCCCAGAACATCGACCAGTACGCACGACCGAACTCGTCCAACGTGGCCGGTGGCTTGGGCACATCGGTCAGGTTGATCGTTGCCAGGGCGAACTCAGGCACCGGCACGGCAGGCAAATGGTTCCGAATGCGTGCGCCACGCGCCCGCTTTTTCTCGATCGGTTCGGCCTTGCGGCCTCCGCCGGTTCCGGTTCGTGGCCTGGGCACGAACCGAGTGTAGGCGGTGGTGTGCAAACGACCACGCATCTCTTCGGC